GGAAAAGAATTACAAGCATGACTTTACTGATATGCTTTCAACTTACATTGAATCAGGACCAGTTCCAAGGTTGGACGTTGTCATCATTGATGAAGCGCAGGACTTAAACAATTTGCAATGGGAAATGGCTGAGAAGATGTGGAGAAATTCCAAAAGAGTTTACATAAGCGGTGATGATGACCAGGCCATCTTTAGATGGGCTGGCGCTGATGTGGAACACTTGATTAAGATGCCAGGTAAGGTTGAAGTTTTAAAAGACTCTTATAGGTGTCCTCAATCGGTTCACAAGGTAGCTGTGGATATAGCTAGCAGGATACATAACAGAAGGGAAAAGGAATGGAACCCTAGAGACTATAAAGGAGTTCTTAAATTTCATGCTTACCCAGAAGCTGTTAATGTACGTGAAGGAAACTGGCTAGTATTGGCTACATGCAAGTATATGTTCAATGAAATTGAGAATGACCTACGCATACAAGGATTACCTTATAAAAAAAATAACAAGATGGCGGTTAAAAAAGAACTTTTAAATGCTGTCGATGCATGGAACAGATTACATGAAGCTAAAGATATTTCCTATAAGGATGTATCAGATATATACACTCACTTAACTTCTCAAACAGGAGTTACTAGAGGTTATAAAAATCTTAAATCATTTGAAGGTAAGGAAGAGAAATCCTATAATATAGAAGATCTGGTTGAACATCACGGACTATTAAAAACAAGTGTCCCTTGGGATGTTGCCTTTGAAAAGATTGGTCACAGAGATAGGGAATATTTAAGAGCATTGGAAAGATTTAATCCAGAAAATTTAACTGCAGATCCTCTTATTAATTTAAGTACAATCCACGTTGCTAAAGGTGGGGAGTGTGACAATGTCATGCTCTTCACTGATATATCAAGAGCTAATCGTGATGAAATGGAGAAGGATTCAGATGATACTAACCGTGTATTCTATGTAGGGGCTACACGTGCAAAGAAAGAGCTACATATAATACAACCGCAACAAGAGAGAGGATTCATCATATGAACAAAGAAGAAATACTAATGAAAGCTGCTGAACTGGTAAGTAAGAGCAGACAGGAATCACATGGTGATACCTTTAAGAATCATGCACAAATTGCAGAGTTCTGGAATATCTATCTTGATGACAAATTAAAGCCAATGGCTTCCATAACAGCTGACGAAGTTGCTATGATGATGGGATTGGTAAAAATATCTAGATCGCAGGTTGGGAAGCATAACATTGATGATTATGTAGACGGAGCTGCATACATGGCAATAGCAGGAGAACTTAAAAATGGTTCGTGATTTATTTAATCAAGATATAGTTAGGTCAGAATGGTTACATCCCACTGAATTTCCTTCAATGAAAGGAAGAAAGGTGGTGTCTATAGATCTGGAGACATGTGATACGGATCTGAAGAAAATGGGACCAGGGTGGCCTAAGAAAGTTGGAGCTGTTATAGGTATTGCAATATCCAGTGGTGATTTTACTGCATATTATCCTATTGCCCATGAGGGTGGAGGAAATATGGATGAAAAGAAAGTCCTTAAATATATAAAGTCTGTCTGTGAAGATGAATCTATTCAAAAAGTATTTCATAATGCACAGTATGATATTGGATGGCTATCTACTTTAGGTATAGAAGTTAAGGGTTACTTACATGATACCATGATTGCTTCAGCATTATTAAATGAGAACAGATATTCTTATACCTTAAATCAAATGTGCATAGACTATTTAGGGGAGTGGAAGGATGAGAAAGTTCTTAAGGCTAAGGCAGAGGAACTTGGACTTGATCCCAAAGCTGACATGTACAAAATGCATGCATCATTCGTGGGTGAATATGCTGAAGCAGATGCAATACTGACTTACAAGCTTCATGAAAGACTCATGATAGAAATAGAGAAAGATGCACTTGAAGGAGTGTACGATATGGAATGCAGGTTAATTAGAGTTATATTTAATATGACTAAGCGTGGCATTCGCATTGATATGACACGGGCTATGGAATTAAAACATAAACTTTATATCAAAGAAAAAAAATATTTAAAAAGAATGAAAGATCTGACAGGTGGAGACGTTCAACTATGGTCAGCGAGATCAGTGGCTGATGCATTTGATAGGGTTAACTTGGAATATCCTCATACTGCTTTAGGTCAGCCTAGCTTTACTCAGACTTTCTTGGAAACTCACAAGCATGAGCTACCACGAATGGTGACAAAAGCAAGAGTATTAAACAAATTACAAGGAACTTTCATAGATGGCATAGCAAAGTATATTCATAATGATAGGCTACATGCACATGTTAATCAAATAAGGGGTGATAGTGGGGGAACTGTTACTGGAAGGTTTTCCATGTATGCTCCTAACCTCCAGCAAATGCCTATTAGGAGTGAGTTTGGATCAGAAGTAAGAAAGATATTTCTTCCAGAAGAAGGGGAATATTGGATCTCAGCTGATTATTCCCAACAAGAACCTAGATTGTTAACACACTTTGCCATTCTTAATAAGAATGAAGGAGCTGAAGATGTTCGTTCAGCTTTTGTAAAAGGATTGGATTTTCACCAACAAACAGCCGATATGGCTGACATTCCTAGACGATTAGCTAAGACCATTGGTCTGGGTGTCATGTATGGAATGGGCTACAAAAAAATGGCAGTTGATTTGGATATCACTCCAATGGAAGCTAAAGCAATGCTTAAGGAATTTAGAATTAAGGTTCCTTTTATGCAAGGAATGCTGGAAGCTGTTATGAATAGAGCTAATCAAGTAGGAACTATCAGGACTCTTCTTGGTCGTAAATGCAGATTTGATATGTACGAACCTAATTGGTATGAACCCAATAAATTTTATAAAGCTATGCCTCTCAAGCAAGCAGAAGCAGAGTATGGTAATGTAAAGAGAGCTGGTACTTATAAGGCCCTTAACAGATTGATTCAAGGCTCAGCTGCAGACCAGACAAAGAAAGCTATGGTTGATGTCTATGAAAAACTAGGTATTACACCACTTCTACAAATGCATGATGAGTTGAATTGTAGTGTAAAATCTGATAAAGAAGGTGAGGATGTTAAAAATATCATGGAAAATTGTGTGGATTTGAAAGTCCCATCTAAAGTTGAGTACAAAATAAAAGATAATTGGGGTAATGCAAAATGACAAAACCAGGATATAGAGAACAAGGCAAAAAGCGTAGAAAAGATGGAGTAAAACATGGATTTGCGATCAACCCAGAACAAATGGATTTTGAAAGACGAAAGCTTTTGGAAGAGATGTCTACAAAAGTTACTAAAAAAGATCTTAATAATATGGCCGCTGTGGCTGCTACGAAAGAGCCGGAGTATATTGACGAAGAAGGAAAAACAAAAGAACCCACAATGCGGGTCTTATCGCTCGGCGCAGGGGTTCAGTCTTCCTGCCTCGCGCTCATGGCGCAAGAAGGACTGACAAAACACAAGCCAGACTACATGATCTTTGCGGACACTGGATGGGAGCCATCCTTTGTCTATGAGCATGTGGAATACCTAAAGAAAGCCATAACTATTTGCCCTCTCATTACTGTGGAACGAAGTAATCTCCGTGAGGATCTTATTCGCGCAGCGAACCCCATTAAAGGGTCAAATGAGGAGTGGAAGTCTTTCGCCGGACGTGTACCAAATCCACCACTATTTGCGGCACGTCCTGGTGGAAAGGTTGGAATGCTGTACAGACAATGTACACATGACTATAAAGTAATTCCTATACAAAAGGAAATGCGGAGGATACTGGGTGTAAAACCACGCCACCGCGTGAAAAAAGGAACAATTGTCGAACAATGGATTGGGATCTCAACAGATGAAGCAATGCGTATGAAAAAAGCACGATTGCCATGGATTGAATCCCGTTGGCCGTTGATCGAGATGAAAATGTCAAGAGCGGACTGCTTACAGTGGTACCGTGACATTAAAAAGCATCCTATGCCGGGGAAATCCTCATGCATAGGGTGTCCTTATCACCATAATGATCAGTGGAAAAATATGCAGAAGAATTATCCAAAGGACTTTGAGGATGCATGTGAGGTTGATGATAAGATAAGACATGGATTAAAAAATACAGAAGCAGAATTGTTTCTACACAAATCAGCTAAACCATTGAGGGAAATAAATTTCCTGGAGCCCAAGAAGCAACAAGATCTTTTTGGTGAAACATTTGATCCGGAGTTTGCGGATGAATGTGAGGGTCTTTGTGGAGTATAAGAAAAATGTTGACTATGATCCAAAGAGAGTGCGT